AACCTTATACCGTATTTTAACAAAATCAAAGGAGAACAGCTATGGACGAAGATGAAAGAAACTCTGATGAGGATTTTATTATCGCAGCAATCGGCAATATACAACCTAAACACGATTTGAAAAAAATAGTGGAAATACTACTGTCAAATCAATAAAAAGGTATTTTATAAAATCAAAGATAATGATGGGGGTTTTATGATAATATTGATAATATTGATATTGTTTGTGTCTTTGCTTATGATTGGTATTATATCAGAACGTCGTGCATACAATCACGGCAAGTGCAGACATTGTGGCAACAATTTACGATTGTTTGATACTGATAGTCAAGGTGGCAGGGGATATATGTGTGATAGTTGCTGTAATACTATCTGGGTATCGTATCATAGTGTAGATAAATCTTAATAAAAAAGTAATTGGGGATTAAGGAGAGCAAAATGGCATCACAGTCAAAGAAACGCAAATGCAAAAATACTCGTTACGATAGAGGTGGCGAGAAAGGCAAGATACACTATCTTAAAGGATATGCTATGTATCATAAGAAAGAACGTGTTGCTAATAATAAAGAAATTAGAGCACAGTTAACCCAATAAAAAGGTAAGAGTTTTGGTAGATTATAGTGCTTTAAGGTGCTCCTGTTATGCAGGTCGAGAAATTAGCAAGGATAAGTCCTTAAAAAGATACCCTATAAATAAGCACTTTGCGGAAAATATGCATTAAGTACGCAAAGAGCCGTAGCTCGCCTCTCAGCCGCTATGCTGTGAGGGTATGTTAGCTTTCAAGGCGGGGGCGGCATATAAACTAATCAAAGTTTTATTAAAAGCAGATAAAAGGTAATTTTATAAATCTGAAAGGACGTGATAACAATGGACGGTGAAATCATCGTTGCTATTATATCCGCTGTTGCAACAGTCGGTGCGGTAGTCGCATCGACTTACATGGGCAACAAGGATATTCAGCACAAAATTGAAACACATCAGGCGGTTACTGACACGAAACTAGACAATCTGACAGCGGAAGTCAAGGAACACAACAGCTTTGCAAAAAGAATGCCTGTTGTGGAAGAGCAGATAAAAGTCATTAATCACCGATTGGAGGATTTGGAGAATGAAAATCACAGAAAGGCTAGCAAAACTGATTGACGTGAAAACGCTTGTAACTTTCTCCTTGACTGCTGCATTTGTTTACTTAGCAGTCACAGGGGAAATCAAGCCCGACGTATTTCTGACGATCTATTCAACAGTTGTAGGTTTTTACTTTGGCACACAGCATGAAAAGTACAAAAAGGAGAGTGAAAATGAATGACAAAATATGGAATTGACGTTTCACAATGGCAAGGTGTAATTGACTGGGAAGCGGTAAAGGCTTCGGGCAAAGTTGATTTTGTTATACTTCGGGTAGGCTATGGCAAGTATGAAACACAGATTGACACACGATTTGAACGCAACTATTCAGAATGCAAACGCTTAGGCATTCCTGTAGGGGCTTATTGGTACGGTTACGCAACAACGGAAAAAGATGCAAAAATGGAAGCAAACGCCTGCCTTAACATATTAAAAGGCAAAAAACTTGATTATCCTTTGTATTATGACGTTGAAGAAAAGCCTATGCTCGGTAGTGGCAAAGTTGACGATATTATAAAAGTTTTCTGCACAACAACAGAAAATGGTGGGTTCTTTTCGGGGTTATATATGTCACGCTCTCCATTGATGGCTTATGTATCACCTTCTGTGCGCAGTCGCTTCGCTTTGTGGGTTGCGGAGTATGGCGGCAAGTGCAATTATAATGGTGATTATGGTATGTGGCAAAAGTCCTCTGAGGGCGTTATAGCAGGTATTGACGGCAAGGTTGATCTTGACGAATGTTATGTAGATTACCCGTCTATTATCAACAAAGTCGAAAAAGCACAGAAATTTGTCACGCTGATTATTGACGAACACAAATACAGCGGACTACTTACAGAAGAATAATACACACTCTTACGTCATACTAATATATTATGAATAGATTTACTACTATATCTAACACACAGTTGACCTTATTAATTGATGATTGGGTAAAGGGAGATCGTGACAGGCAGCTAATGAAAAGACGGCTAATTGACAATATCACTTTAGAAAAATTATCAGAGGAATTTCAACTATCTGTTACACAGACTTGGAAAATAGTTGCAAAAAATGTTAAAATCTTGATAACAAAGATATGAAAAAATGCTCGGTTTACCTTATGGTAAATCGGGCTTTTTTTCATTATACTGATAATAGGTGATATAGATGTATATATTTTTCAATAACAATCCGCAAGGGCTGAAAATTGGCGATTGCGTCGTTAGGGCTATTTCTTCTGCTATCGGTCAGTCGTGGGAAAGAACTTATGTTGATCTATGCGTTGAAGGCTTCATGTATGCCGATATGCCGAACGCTAATGAAGTATGGCATAGTTATTTGCGCTCAAAAGGATTTAAACGGCACGTTATACCTGATAGCTGCCCTGATTGCTACACTGTCAAACGCTTTGCAGAAGAGCATAAACTAGGTACTTTTATTGTTGCAACAGGCGTACACGCGGTATGTGTCAAGGATGGAACTATACTTGACAACTGGGATTCATCAGACCTGACGGCAACCTATTATTATACTAAGGAGTAATCTTATGGCTTATACTTTCTTGCCTAACTACAACCCGTATTATCAAATGCCACAAACACAACAAAGCAACCTGATTCATGTTCAGTCAGAGGCACAGGCTAGGGAATGGACTGTTTCTCTCGGTTCGTCTGTAATGTTTATTGATGATAATGCACCTTTTATTTATACAAAGACAGCAGGCTCTTCACAACTTGAACCTGCTGTATTCAAACGTTTTAGAGTTACAGAAGATAATGCCCCTGTAAGCTCCCAGAATGAACCACAGGGCAGCTCTGAAGGCTCAGAGGATAAATTATCCGCTTATCTGACAAAGGCTGAATTTGAGCCGTTTAAAGCCGTTATTGAGAAGATACAGAAGGAGTTGATAGGTAATGAACCCACTGAATAATGGAAACAGCCCGAAGGAGCAGGCAATGAACCTCTTGAAACAGCAGGGGATAGCAATTCCACAGGGTATGGAGAACAACCCGCAGGGCATACTACAACATTTGATGAATAGCGGCAGAGTTCCACAGAATCGGCTTTCTATGGCTCAACAGATGATGCAAAGAATGTTTGGCAGGCGTTAACGCACGTTTTAACGCTTAATAGTGTGAATAGAGTGTGAATAGAGTGTGAATGAACACGGTATCACGGCAACAGCCTTGATATAAATATCCGTTCACGCATAAGGACGTGAACGCTTACCCTGATAATTACAGGGAGAAAGGAGGGCTTTATGGCTCTTACAGATGAAAACAACCTCGTAATGCCAGTTCAGCCGATGAATTACGGCAACAACGGCGGCTTCGGTTTCGGCGGAGACTGGGCGTGGATTCTGCTTCTGCTCGTCCTCGGTGGAGGTTGGGGCGGCTTCGGAATGGGCGGCTTTGGCGGTGCAATGATGGGCGCAGATATGTGCGGCGGCTTCGGGCTTTATCCTTGGCTCAACAACAGCCAGAACATCAATGACGGATTCAGAGACCAAATGCTCAACAACAACGTGACCTCTATCAGAGACGGCATACAGGGGCTTTCTACACAGCTATGCCAGTGCTGCGGCGATATGCGCTATGATATGTCAAACGGCTTCAATGGCGTGAACAACTCTATCTTTGGCGCACAGACGGCTATTTCTCAGCAGTTAAACGCCAACGAGCTTGCAAGCCTCAACAGGAGCTTTGCAGAGCAGACCGCGAACATGCAAGGTTTCAACGGCGTACAGGCACAACTCGCGCAGTGCTGCTGTGATAACAGAGCAGCTACAGCGGACCTCAAGTATACGGTAGCAACCGAAAATTGCGCTGACAGATACGAAGCGGCTCAGAACACACGCGATATCATCGACAGTCAGACACGTGGCACACAGGCAATCCTTGACAAGCTTTGCGCTCTCGAACTGGACAACGTGAAGTCACAGCTTGCACAGGCTCAGCGCGAGAATGTCGGCTTGCAGAATGCCGTAAATATGGCTACAATGCAGGCTTCACAGGTTGCACAGACAGCAGAGCTTAGAGCTTCGCAGGCGGCAACGGCAAATCAGCTTGTTTCAGAGCTTCGCTCTTGCCCGATACCCTCACAGCCTGTATACGGCAATCAGCCGATATTCACCTGCCCGAACAACAACACCTGCGGCTGTAATGGCGGCTTCTGATAGGCGGTGAGCTTATGTCAGCAGAATACAGCATAGTTACTCCGCAGACAGTCGCACCGAATCAGCCTGCCGTGTTCCTCAACGCTCCCTGCCCTTGCACCGAGGGTTTGGTATTCAAGAAGAGCGGCGGTGTTTTCCTTCTCGCTAATAATGCGCCTACTTTCGGCGGTTGCTCTTGTGGTTGCAGGCGTATTTACGAGACCGACTATGAGGTTGAGGTACACGCCAACATCGAGATCCCGACAGGCGGCACGGTAGAAGAGATACAGCTTGCTCTTGCGGTGGACGGTGTAGTCGACCCTGCAAGCATAATGAGCTTCACACCTGCGGCTGTTGAGGTTGCAGGCAATGTCGGCACGAGCATCATCGTATCAGTGCCGAGTATATGCGGCTGTGACAGTGTAGCGGTAGTTAATGCAAGTACACAGCCGATTACTATCAACAACGCTTCGCTTGTGTTTGACTATGCAGGCGTTAAGCGCGTCCGTTGAGGAAGGAGGATATTATGGATAAGCTTTGCAAATACATCGATAAAGAGCTTGAAGAGTACGAGAACAAGGTCGGTATGGGCGGCAGACTGAGCCGCACCGAAATCGAGGACGGCAAAAACCTCGCAAAGTTCAAGACGGCTCTGCTCACCAACGAGGCTATGGAGGACGAGTACTCCAACGAGTATCGCGGCAATTCCTATGGCGGCTATTACGAGAGACAGTCCAACGCACGAGGCAGAAACGCTCGGAGAGACAGTCGCGGTCGCTATACTATGGACGGTTACAGCCGTGCAGAAGAGGACTTCATGGAACAGCTCGAAGAGCTGAAAGAATCTGCGCCTGACGAGCACAAGCGCAAGAAGGTCGAGCGTCTTATTGCCGAAATGAGATAAAAGGGGAGTGAGCCGCTATGATAACGGTTGACGATTTACAAGCGGCTATCGCCCATTATCGGGGAGAAACCAATCCCGATATTAATACCTGTATCAAATTAGCCGCCTGCTTGATATGCCTAAAAGAAGAACAAGGTGAGAGTTTGGAAAGCTCTTACTCTTTTGCACCTGCGCCTGTATACAGCTCAGAGAGTGAGTTCGGGCGAGAGATAAAGGGCAGAGATACAGTCGCAGTTATGCGGCTTATGGACGAGCTTATGACAACTCTATCGGCTATTCAGCCGCGACTTTATGACGGCGTTATGCGACGGTTAAGAGATATATAGTAAAAGCCCCTGTTAAGTCAGGGGCTTTTCGTGTGCAATTCGTGTGCAGCCGTGTCCGCAAAAGGCTTAAAACCGTCCGCAAAAATATATATATTGTCCTGAATAGCGGACAAGAAAAAGCCTAAAAATAAGCCGATATACGGCTAAATATCCAATTTACGGCTTTTCTTTCTTCACTGTGTTTGACGGGTTCGACCCCCGTTATCTGCTCCATAAAAACACCGATAAATCGGCAAGTGTTATTTATCGTGTGCATTTTCGTGTGCAAGGATAGCATTGAAATAATTGTCTACCATATCATCAGCAGCGTGTCTCTCTGCCGCAAAGGTGTGTTGGTAGACATTTTTCATTACCTTATCACTGCTCCATCCTCCGCGTTCCATAGCGTATTTATCAGGTATGCCTAAAGCAAGCATAACAGAGGCGTTGACGTGTCGCAGATCGTGAAACGTGATATCAGGCAAGTTGTGAAGTTTAAGCAAACGCTTGAACTTTTTGTAGATTGCCTGTCCTTTATATGTTACAAGGTATTCCTGCTCAGGTGGAAGCTGATTTATAAGGTTTATAATGTAAGGTGGAAGCGGCAAACTTCGTGTGCTATCCTTTGTCTTTGTGGTGCTTTTCTCAACCTGTTTTCCTCCAACTGTAATAATTGTATTATGGATATGCAACGCAGGAACAGACACGGCTTTTGTAGGCAGTTGAACTGCCATATCAAATATATCAGCCCTTTTTGCTCCTAGTATTTCAGACAAACGCAGTCCTAACCATAGCGCAAGTATACAAGGCAATTCAATATCAGAACCGACAATAGCTCCCATCAGCTCAGCAGCAGTGGGAAGCTGCTTTATTTTCTTCGGTATTTTGGGTAATGCTGTTCTGATTCGCAAATCAGGATTGTATACTGACATTACCGAAACAAGCAGACTATGTGCATTATGTACCGTTTTAGCAGATCGTTTTAAGGCTAAAGAATTAAAATGTATTTGTATTCGCTGATTAGTCAGCTTGTCAACAGGTATATCACATAAAGTAGCAAGCCCATTGTTGCGGATTTGTCTGTAAACAAGTGTAGTTTTAGGCGATAACACGTTTTCTTTTGAAGTGATATATTCGTCAAGGCATTCACCGACAGTCGGAGAATCAGTGACAACCCTTTCACGGTACGTCTTTAAAGCCGCTGCCCTGTATAAAGCTTCATCCTCTGAATCGGCAGTAACAGAAATTCTTTTGCCGTCAACAGTCACTTGCACACGATAAGAGCCTGAAGGAAGTTTTTGAGCCTTCATAAAATCACTCCTTTTCATATCGACTTTTGCTTTTTTCATAAAAACCATGTAAAAACCTATTAACTTGGTATACTAAAAACAGGAAAAGCCGTCAACACTTACTACGATTCATAAATCCTTAACCTCCACTGTCTTATTCAACGTCTTACTAATGGCGGCTTTTTACTTTTGTATAGAGGGTATGAATATGACTAACACAGAAATAAATGAGCAAATTGATTACATTATTACTCTTCTTGTTCGTCTTGGTCTTGTTTCAGAAGAAGTAACTCAGCATAATCTTGTAGTTTCTGCCGATTATCGTCAGTCATAGCAAGTAACATTTCACGCCACAATTCAATAGTTTTCGGGTTGCCGTCCTTGATAATGTCAGGGGCGGCATTTTCTATTTCATCAAAATCGTCAAAGCAAAGCAAATACTCAACGTTTTTGTTTGTTGCGTGAGCTATGGCTTCATAAAACGTGACAGGTATTTTATCGGTAGTGCCTGAAACATAACGCTGCAATGTAGAGTGCGGAATCCCCGTTATTTTTTCAAGATCATTAAAAGAATACTTGCTGTGAGCGATTGCAGCAGATACACGTTTATTTCTTTCAACCATCAATTCTTCATGTGATAACATTTATTTCACCTCCTTTTTAAATAGTGAGTGTAATAACATTATAACAGCATTATCCCAAAAATGCAATAGCAAGTCACAAAATATTTCAGAATTATCCTAAAAATGGGTTGACAAATCATAAAAAGCGTGGTATGATAAAAATATCCTAAAAGTGGGATGGAAAGAGGTGATAAAAATGCTAAATGCAAATCTTCTGAAAGCAGCTATTGTCAGAGAAGGACTAACACAGGGCGAATTTGCGCAGAAAATAGGCATATCTCCGAACACTTTAACATCAAGGCTGACAGGCTCTTCACCATTTAACGTCGATGAAATAGACAAGGCGTGTGAAGTGCTTAACCTTGAACGTGACGAGGTATGCAATATTTTTTTGCACAGAGCATCCCAATAATAGGATAGGAGGATAAGAGCTATGCCGAAGGTATATCTATCAGAAGAGGAAAAAGACCTTGCAAGGCTAAGTGCTAACTTAAAGCTGTTGGAATGTGGGCGGACAGTTCGTGAGATGGCAAAGATAGTAGGAATGTCAAAAACTACATACAGTCAGCGGAGACAGAACCCTGCAACTTTCACTTACAGGGAAATATACAGGCTTTGCCGTGCAGCAGGGGTAGATGTATCAGACTTCACAGGCGGCAGGCTGAGACTAAAAGGAGAATGACAATGTTGAATGGATTGACAATACTTGCAGCAATGGGGAGCTTGTTCTTGTTTTTGTGCGCACTTTCAGAAGCTATTGACTATGAAGAAAGCAAAGCAAATGAGCGCAGAGAGGAAATAAGAAAAAGCGTGTATGCAATAAAACGCAGAGAATGGCAGAAGAGGCAGAACAGGCGTATTCTATGGCAGGAGGTAAGCGGTGATGATTATTACCTTGACTGATATCTCAGGTGTACGCTTCAACCTTGACACAGCTTATATTGACGAAATTCACGGGGGCAAAAATACAGAGATCATACTAAAAACAGGAGAGACAGCGCATTGCAAGGAAAACGCATTGACTGTAATGCAGCTAATAATTAACAGCACATTCAAAGGAGCAGGAAATGACTGACGTTGAGAAAATGCAGGCGATACTAAACCGCCTATCTAAGATACCGCTACAGGAGCGGAAATGCCTTGAAATATCGGCAGAAGAAGCTTTGAAAAAGTGCAAGGATGCAAAAGAGCTTGACTTTTATTATAATGCGATCGTAAAAGGAGAATAATTATGTGTGAGATATGCAGGCAGAATCCATGCGCGGCTCAATGCCCGAACAATGATGAAGAGCCGCTATTGTACTGTGACGGCTGCGACAAGCCTATATATCAAGATGATGCGTACTACGAGGTCGGAGACACTATTCTTTGTGAAGATTGCATTTACGACTGCATGAGACACGCTGACAGAGATACAGACTATCATAATGACGGTGCACCTGTTATCAGTTACGGCGATAAATGGGAGGAATAAATATGCCTATTACGTATCAAGAAGATGAATATACAGAAGAAGCTGAAGGACTGTGCTGTGACCGATGCGGACACAGCTTTCAACTCGGAGAAAGTGCTTACGATTTCGGCATCTTTCATGATGGATATATTTGCGCAGATTGTGTTGAGGCGTATGTTGATGAAAAATTCTACTTTATCCCTTATCCTGAGGTTTATCCCGACGAGGACAAGCCGTTTGAAGAATGGCGAGATAATAACCCCGAAGAATGGGATAGGCAAAGAGCAAGAGACCATGAGAGATGGGAAAGGATGAAAGAAAATGGCGAACTTTGACAGCGGTGTTGCCTCTTATATCAGAGGCAAAGTAGAAATAACAGTGAGTTTCCCTGTTGACGATAGGGGCAGAGCTGACGTATCGTGCAATCAATGCCCGTATTATGGCAGAAGCTCAAAGACATGTCAGCTCAACAAGTCAATAGTGCATTACCCCGAAAAGTACATAGGATTTAATTGTCCGCTTGTATTCGCGGAGGAAGGAGAAGTCAAATGAGCAAGTTTGAACAGCTTTATGCGCTTGATGTAAATGCAAAAACCGAAGAAAAGAACGGTTTAAAATACTTGTCGTGGGCGTGGGCGTGGGCTGAAATGAAAAAGGTTTACCCTGACGCAACATATGAAGTTGTGAAATTTGACGGTTTGCCTTATGCTTACGATCCTAATACGGGATATATGGTATATACAAAGGTTACTGCTGAAGGTATTACTCACGAAATGTGGTTGCCTGTTATGGATGGAGCTAACAAGGCAATGAATGCCAAGCCTTACCAGTACACGGTATATAATAAGAATTTCAAATACGCGAATAAAGCCGAAGACGGCAAGTATTACGACAAGTATGGCAACGAGCAGACCGAGTTTGTTATAAAAACCTGCGAAGCTGCGTCAATGTTCGACGTGAACAAGGCAATAATGCGGTGTTTGACTAAGAACCTTGCTATGTTCGGCTTAGGCTTATATATCTATGCAGGCGAGGACTTACCCGAACAGCCTGAACCCGAACCCGTGAAGTGCCCTAAATGCGGCAAGGAAATCAAGCCAATCAAGAGAAAAAACGGATCAATTTCAACGCCTGCCGATATTCTCAAGGGTTGCGGCGGTGTATGTTATGACTGTTATCAAGCGGCAAAAAATGGTGGGGATATGTTCACCGTTCCAACTGACACAGGCGTATGAAAGAAGTATTTAAAAAATCCGAAGCAATACGCATAATAGCTCAGTTATCCGCTTATTTTAATTCACTTGACGATGAAAAAGAGTATACGATCACAGTCGCAGAGATTAAGAAAAAGCGGAGTTTATCAGCCAATGCGTATTTATGGGAGCTTATAGGACAATTGGCAGCTTTAACAGGAGAGCCAAAGACAGACGTTTACAGGCACTACATAAAAGAGATAGGCGGCAATTATGAGACAATCTGCATAAAAAACAATGCCGTCAAAGACTTTCAAAGGCTATGGGAGAGCGGACACGTCGGACGATTCTGCGAAGAAATACCTTCTAAGCTCAAAGGTTGCACAAATCTTATAGTCTATACAGGCTCTTCAGATTATGATACTCAAACAATGAGCAGGCTAATTAATATGGTGGTTCAGGACTGCAAAGAACAGGGGATAGAAACGCTGACACCACAGGAATTAGCACAAATGACTGAAGAATGGGGGCGATAAGATGGACGAATTTGAAAAATGCTTCCTGTGTGGAAGAAACAGACACGCAGGGCTTGAAGTCCACCATTAGCACATCTTTCAGAACGCATACAGAAACAAGAGCGAACAATACGGGGCAACAGTTGTGTTATGTGCCGATTGTCACAGGCTCGGCAAGTATGCGGCACACAGGAACGGTGACACAATGGCATATCTGCACAAATACGGTCAGCTTAAAGTCATGAAGGAACACGGGTTGACTGTTGATGAATTCAGAGAAATTTTCGGGCAAAACTACTTAGACGAAGAGCAAAGATATTTAGATTAAAATGTGGAGGTTAAAATGAACAAAGTAATATTAATTGGCAGACTGACTGCTGACCCTGAGTTGAGACAAACGCAAAGCGGTGTTTCTTCTTGCCGCTTCACGGTTGCGGTTGACCGCAAATTCACCAACAAGGACACAGGCGAAAGAGAAACGGACTTCATATCCTGTATTGCGTGGAGACAGACGGCGGAGTTCGTCTCCCGTTACTTTAACAAGGGCAAAATGATAGCTCTTGAAGGCTCTTTGAGAACAACCACATACAAGGACAAGAAATACCCCGATATTAACCATTATGCAACTGATGTACTTGTTGACAACGTGGAATTCTGCGGAGACAAGACTACATCTCCTGCACAAAACGTTGTGAAAAAAGCACAGGCTGAGGGAATACCGAACGGATATGAGGTACTTCTTGACGATGATGATACACCATTCTAAGGAGGGGCAGCAATGGCAAAACGAAAGAGTACACCAAAGAAAGATAGATTCGAAGTGTTCAAGCGAGATTCCTTTACTTGCCAATATTGCGGTGCAAAAGCCCCTGACGTTATCCTTGAAGTAGATCATATTATCCCTGTATCAAAAGGCGGCACAGACGATATACTAAACCTGATTACATCATGCAGAGATTGTAACAGAGGGAAACGTGATACAAAGCTGTCAGACGATTCTACAGTGCGCAAAATGCAAAAGCAAGCAGAAGAAATACAAGAACGCAGAGAATTAATTGAAATGATGGCACAATGGCAAAATGAGCTTTTACAAGAATCTGACATACAGATAAATTCGCTTGAAGCATTGTTTAGGTCATATTATCCGAAATATTGTTTCACAGATTACGGGAAGCGCGATATTAGAAATCTTATAAAAAAATTCGGCTATGCTGAAGTTTATACAAGCTTAGAGATAGCACTGAGCTATTATGAAGATGCATCCGAAGCAATAAACAAGATCGGTGGAATATGTTATAACAGGAAAGTGGGGCGAAGCTAAACAATGGCTCTTTTTAGGAATATATCAACGAGCTTTTGGACTGATTCGAAAGTTGATGATGAATTTACTCCCGAAGATAAATATTTCTTCCTGTACCTGTTGACAAATCCTCACACAAATATCTGCGGTTGTTATGAAATCAGCACAAAGCAAATGGCAAGGGAGACGGGCTACAATGAGGACACAATAGACCGTCTTCTAAAGCGCATGGAGACAGTTCACAACGTTATCAGGTACGATAGAAACACCAAAGAGGTATTAATCATCAAATGGAGCAAGTACAATTGGAATTCATCAGAAAAGTTGAGCAACGCTGTTTTAAAATATGCTGCACAAATTAAGTCCGAACCTTTCAAAACGTTAGTCCAACAATTAAATGATAAAACAATCAATATAACAGATATACAGAATACAGTATTAGCAATAGAATCAGTAATAGCAATAGAAAAGGGTATCGATACCATATCGATACCCTATGGATGCCCTATTGATATGGTATCAAAAGAACAGAAAGAACAGAAAAAAGAGAAAAAGCCTGCGGCTCTTGATGTTATTATATCAGATTACACAGAGAATGAAGAGCTGAGAGAAGCTTTGAAAGCTTTTGTAAAATTCAGAAAAGCTCTATCAAAAGGGGTACTAACTGAAAGAGCTTTGAATCTTAACCTTAACAAGTTAGACACTCTTGCAGATACCGACGAAAGAAAGCTTGCAATAGTTAATCAGGCTCTTGAAAGAGGTTGGAAAAGCTTTTATCCTCTCAAAGAAGAACCAAAGGAAGATAACAAGCCCGATATGAGCAAGTATGATTTTGTTATCAATAATTTCTGAGGTGAAACATGGATAATATGATACCTTTTGCAGTAATTCACGGCAGACAGTGGTATATCTGCCGTGACTGTGGTCATAAGGAAATGAAAAAATACGATATTTGTCCAGTTTGCAAAAACGAACATGAAGCAGACGAACAGAAAAAACTTGCTTTTGAAACGTTGATGTTAACAGCAGGAGGGATAAACGATGTTTTTCATAATTGAAACTCGGCTGCCGTCTCTGAACGAAGTCATTAAGGACAACCGCTCAGGGTGGCAGGTGGCAGCTGAGCGCAAGCGTGAGCTTGAAGAGGTAATCGGCTATTACATAATAGCGGCAAGACGCAGAGGTACACTTCGACCGATTGACGAACCTGTTGTAATTGAAATAGAGTGGCACGAAAGCACAAAGAAGTGTGATGTTGATAATATTCAATCAGCGCAGAAATTCATACTGGACGCACTACAGAAGCAAGGCATTCTAATCAATGACAACCGAAAGTATGTCAAGCAGATATATCATCAAGTTGTGGATGATGAAAAAGATTTTGTTATAGTTGTACTCAGGAATGCCTCTGAGAGCAACGAGACGGTACTTATACCGCTTTTGAAAAGAATCTAAGTATAATTACCCTATTTTTAATAAGACGGCTAAAAAGGGCATTTAAACACAAAGGAGAGATAAGAGTGAAAACAATCAATTGTAACGCTTGCAGAAAGAAGATAACGCAGGAGGCAAGAGAAGAGTATTTAAAAGGGCAGTATGCGATATATCACGATCTATCACAGACGTTTGCTTGCTTTTGCACGGCAGCAGTATTAATATCATTTATTCGCAAAGGGCGCACAAAGAAATATATTCAGGAAGTTTACAATGAATTAGTGATGATATATGATACTCCACAAATTTTCGGGAAGGAAATTAAACTGACTGACGTTATGAAAAAGCTTGAAACTGAATACGGGATAGATTGGAAGAGAATGAATGTGCATATTGAAACAGAATCGCAGTTTATAAGGGGGCAGCGATAATGACAAACCATGATAGAATTCTACAAATCAGTATTTATGATCTACTTGTCAAGCTAAATTCAAATAATTCGTGTATCGTGGTGAATTTAGAGAATTTGTCAAGAACCGAAGCTCTTCAGCGTTGCGGTAAATACGACACTTGCGAAGAGTGCATACAGGCATACTTGAATGAAGAGAATTGAACAAAATTTAGATTTTGTGGAAAGGTGTGTGAAGAATGGAGTTACAAATAATACTATGGATAATAACATTTATGATACTTGTTGCATTTATAAGCTTGAGTAAAATATCTGATAGAGTTACAAAGCTTGAAGCACTTGTTAAACTATTAGAGCGTGAAATAAAAGCTATACACGATAAGGAGGCTAAAAATGGATAAAAAAGGCAAATGGTTAGATGATGGAGACTGCATAATTTGCGATAAATGCAATAAGGTACTTGACGAACGATATGTTGAGCGCAAAGGCGATTGTGTGCGAGTTCCTTTCCATTGTCCGTTTTGCAACGATTACAAAGAGGACATTATTAAGGCTTAGGAGGTAAAAAATGAGTATGTACGATAATAGCGAAAAAGACAACTTATACTATGAAATAAAAGACTTCCTTAAAGGTCACAAAGTATCAGAATTACTTGATATGGTTGCAACGGCAGTTGAATACGAAAAAGAAGATACCGAAGATGATGATAATATCTGCCCTAATTGTGGCTATGATAGGAGGGCTGAAAATGGCTGAATTAAAACCGTGTCCGTTCTGCGGAAGTGAAGCAAAAGTAACATTCGTACTCGGCAAACAAGCGGTTGTATGTCAAGGTTGTAATGCAGAAATGGTTAGCACCTATTCACCGATAGAGGTACTTGTAGAAATGTGGAATAAGAGGGCAGACGTTCAGCCAGTAAATAAGTTTATGAGTGATGTGTGTATGGTATGTGGACGTGATGTGCGCAAAGATAATACATATTATGATATTAACGGAGCAACGGTTTGTGAGGGCTGTATGAGTGTAAGTTGCAAAGTCGAAATGGAGGGCTGAAAATGGCTGAATTTATCAGAAAAGATGCTGTGATGTGCATTACAACAGAGTTAGGAGCTTGGGAAACACAGAATCGAGTTAGAGAATTGCCAGTCGCAGACGTACAGCCTGTTGATAGGTGGATAAGCGTTAAGGATAGACTTCCCGAAGCGGTTGAGGAAGATGTAAATGGCAAGATAACGTTTTCTGATTTTGTTTTAGTATATCTTGTTTATGATGACGGATTTACATACATAACCGTAGATAAATGCAACCCTGATAAAAAATGTTGGTTGCACGAGATACCTTCGGAAGGTTGCAAAGTCACGCACTGGCAGCCATTACCAGAACCACCAAAGGACGGTGATGCGGAATGAAAATAGGCTACATCAACCGATATGACTTGAAACTGAATCCTCACCTGACAGAGCGTTTCAAGTTTATTGAAGCTAATGCGACAAGGACTATAAACAGCCGAGGCGATAAGGTACGTTCAAAGATGTTACATTTCCCTGTTGATTACGAAGAAGTCAAAGATAACGCCGATATGATGAAAGAGAATCCGCAGTTGATTATAGTTTGCGAGCCTTTTCTTTTAGACGACGAATTGCGTGAGAAGTGCAAGAAGTGGGTGGAATGGGCGAATAAAGCAGACCCTTCAGAGTATGACCCATTCGCAGACGTAGAACAGGAGGAATAAAAAAATGACAGAAGTAATATGTGATTATGATTTTTGCAAGCATTATGAAAACGGCAGATGTGGATTAGATACCGTAGAAATATGTGGTGGTCACTGTGAAGACCTTGATGATGAACAGGAGGAATAATATGTCTGAAAAAATAATACAGGAATACACTGCAGAGGATGAAAATGATATAATGCATAAATTCTGCTGTCTTGTGGTAGCAATTTCAAAATCATTGAATGAGGATGATTTTGATATAGGATTCGATTATAAAGGCGATCATTATGATATTAATATCAAAAGAATTGGAGGATAACTAATGGATACTTACAAAATTAGAGGCTGGCTTCTGGATAAGATCAGCAAGAGGCACTATATCTGCCCCTACTGTGGCATGATGGTGAATGATAACGGCTATGGTGGTATCGATTATATATACTGTCCTTATTGTAGCCGTAAAGTCAATGGCGTGGAGGGTGAGATATGAATCAGGCTGAAAGCTGGGCTCATGATTTAGCTCGAAACGAAGCAGAAGCATTCAGACGTGCGTTAATTACTAAGGAGGATAAAACAATGATGATTCATGGCAGGTACTACTCTGAGCCTGAGCTCCAGGCTCATATCAAATTCATGGAGGATAAACTCCTGGAGCTCGAAGGCAAACATCTCCAGGAGTGCAGACAGATATCGGAGTATGATATCGAGAACAAGGAACTGAAGAACCTGCTCTCACAGTTACGCTCATACTACGGAGAGACCGAGAGTTGGGTAGACCTCTTTGAGGAAAAGTACAAGGAGTTGATGAACTTATGAGCACACTTGCAGTATTCTTCGCTGGAGCTTTCTTCGGAGCTGGAATCACTTTCTTAGCAATGATATTTGCAATAGGTTCAAGCGAAGATAAATAAAGTGTTGAAAATTATCAACATACTTTTCACAGGTCTGCACTGTGAAAAGCCTTAAAATAGCCAAAAATTCGGGCGCGTTGTCAATAGTTATTTTATGATAACTACGGTATAATGTATATAGGGGCTTCATAAGCCTTCTCCTATGGTTCGCTCTTTTGTGTATTTTTGGCATATGCCTCCAAAGGGGAAACGGCTTTCATCCTTTTTCCGTTTCCTCTTTGCACTTTATGTAAGAAACAAGGTTACGCCTTGAATCTTACACCACTTCTTATAACATCAGCGAAGGGATAAATATACTTCCTTGTAAAGCAGCAATCCGTCTCAGCATAAAAGGTGAGGCGGTTTGCTGTATATGGAGAAATTATGGATATACAGGAAATAAAGCTGAGCAAACTACAGCCTTACAAGGGCAACGCAAAGAAGCACGGCAAAAAGCAGGTTGAGCTATTGTCAAAGAGCTTGAAAGAATTTGGATGGCAACAGCCGCTTGTAATTGATAGGGATAATGTGATAATTGCAGGTCACGGCAGATATGAAGCTGCAAAGCTATTAGGATATGCAACAGCTCCTTGCAAGTATGCAGATGAATTGACAGAAGATCAGATAAAGGCATACAGGCTTGTTGACAATCGCTCAACTTCTCTTGATTATGATTTAGAAGCTGAATTTGCTGAACTGCAAACGATAGAGCTTGATATGGGCGAATTTGACTTCTCAATGCCTGAGCTTGAATTGGAGATAGAGCAGGCAGAGGCAGAACATCAGCAGAACGTTGATGATACACGATTCGCAGTGCGAAACATCCTGAATCTTGAAAAAGGACAGTTTGAAGGCGCAGGCAAATATGATATGCCTGTTATAGAACCTGTTACTAAATTACCCGAAATCAAAGAGTGGATAAGCTTTAACTATGTGCTGACTGATAAAGAACCTGAAAGCAAAGCGGGTCACTTCTTTATAGATGATTATCAGTTTGAAAGAGTATTCAATCAGCCTGAGAAATACGTTGACAAGCTGAGGCAGTACGCGGCAGTCGCTACACCTGACTTCTCCCCTTATGCGGATATGCCTCACGCTTTGCAGATATACAATCATTATCGTAAACAGTGGGTTGGTGCATGGTTGCAGGCTCACGGAGTAACAGTTATTCCCACAATAAGACCTGTTGCAGATCGTGATTGGTGGTTAGACGGTATACCAAAGAGAGGTATATATATAACCTCTGCAATGTATTCTGAAACATTAGAGGAAGAGACAGAGGAAACAGCTCCCTATGATAAGATCATAATTGATACGCTGAAGCCTAAGAAAGTATTTATGTACAGAGGCAGAGGCGATAACCTGTACAGGAAATATAACATTGAATGTGAGTACATAAAGTCATTTGCGGAAAAAAGGTGGGGTGAATAATGGCTAGTGAATCTAAAAGACGCAGAGGTGGCAAAGTTGGAACAACAAACTTAACACCTAAAACAAACCCTGATATGGCAGCAGATTTGCAGAGAGCGCAAGAAGCTGTTGAATCGGGTAAACGAAAATCCTTACTTGATGCCTTTAAACTAGAAATGAGAAAGTCTGAGATGGAAATAGGAGACAGAAACAATCCATACTTAGATAGAAATGATATACAGAGACTAGCAGAAAGACAGGCTGAATTTTCATTCCTGCCTGAATTAGGCAATTCACAAGCAGATGTAAGCGAAAGGCAAAACAGGATAGCACAAGACCATGAATTTGTATATGGTTCAGCTCTTTTAAGAAGCGTGCCTGACGAAAGCGGCGTTGCTACATATGAAATACCAGTTACTCACACATATTGGAAAGGGAGAACTGCAACTAATGGTGGCATAGGAAGCAAGCGCAAAAAAGAAGAAAAAATAGTTAAAGTGCGTGTAAATATCCTAAAGTAAACTTTAAAGGAGCGTAACTATGGCAAGTGAATCTAAAAAACGCAGAGGCGGTTCAAAGAGAAAGGCAAGCGGTACAGGCAGAGAATTAAAAAACAATGAGACTGCTTTTGTGTCATTTGCCCCGACTGCTTTACATCCTGAAGGTGAACCGATAATAGCCCGAAGTGACGAAGGCAGATATAGATATTTAGGAAACATACCTGATTATGCAGATATAAAAGTTGATACAGATTCAAGTGATTATAAACAGGCTCAGCGTGATTACAATGTTAAATTACGTTTACTCTCTAATGGTGGAGTTGAAGTTTCAAAAGGCGGTCTGTATTCAAGGGCAAGAACATATACAAATATAGATAACTTCAAACAAGACGTTATTCATCGTATAAATTCAAGAGCAAGCTTTGATATAGCTGAGTTAGGGAGCTTGCAGAAAGGCTATATATCACAGATAAAAGCTGAATATTATAGGGGCTTAGTGAAGAAGAATTCAAGCTCTATGGCTTTAAAAGCAATGAATGAAGCAATAAAAGGCGATATGCAGTCAATCAAATCAAGATTAGACGTTGCTGAAAAAGCAAAAAGAAAATTAACTCAGATAATAGATCAAGCTAAGAAATAATGATTGACAAATCAGAATCGAGGTAATAAGATATGGGTAGTGAATCAAAAAGAAGCCGCGGAGGGGATAACAACGTACAGCGTTACAAGGGCAAGGCTAGTGTAAACCCTTCAAACATTGTGGAAGAAAAAGACATGATCGTTGAGCGCGGAAACAATGAAGCAATGGTTGACGCGGTTCTTACAGTTTCAAGGGATATGCTGAACGATTACCCGAACGCACCACTTGAACAGCTCTTCATCGCTACACTCAAGGGTGATGATGCTTACAGCACGTTAGGATATTATGACGGTGCAAACATTGCTATAAATCGGAATTACTTCAATGAAAAAATGGAGAATGCATACATCGAGTGCGTTAAACAGGGCTTCCATCCAAGCAACGGAAACAAAACAGGCTTGCAGGCGGTAGCGGCTCACGAATTCGGTCACGCTGTCACGGACGCGGTAGGACGAAAAATGGGTATCGTAAACATACAAGATGCAGCAACATCTATTGTAAACGAGGCGCGGAAAGCGACAAAACACAAAGGCGTTGTACAAATGGCAAGTAAGATCAGCAAATATGCAACAGCTAATAATGCAGAAGCAGTTGCAGAGGCTATATGTGATGTGTATTGTAACGGCAAGAAAGCAAAGGCAGAAAGTCACGCTATTGTTGACGTTTGCAAAAAATATCTAAAATAAAAGGAGAGAAGAACAATGGCAACTAAGAGAACAATTAAGTACGCCGAACCCGAAGGATATTTCCCGAAGGCAATCAGAGACAAGCTATTGAAGGATGCTAAGAAAACAACTAAAAAGTCAACAGCTAAAACAACAAAGAAGAAGTAAAGCGAAAAGGAGTGAAAGGCGTTGGCAATAGGTAAATACAAAGAATGGCTAACGCCTGAGGGCTTAGCAACTATTGAAGGCTATGCAAGAGACGGATTGAACGATAAAGAGATAGCCGAAAAGATAGGTGTGAACAAAGCAACCTTTTATGATTGGTTAAAAAATTATCCCGACTTTTCCGACACAATAAAAAAAGCAAGAGCACCCGTTAATGAAATAGTTGAAAAGACATTCTTTGATACGAAGTTAAAACCACAAACAGTCACAGAGACAATAACAGAGAAAACAATACACAGAGACGCAGACGGCAATATAACAAGCACGACAGAACATATAAAGAAACAGGAAAGATACATACCTGCTGATACAACAGCAATGTTATTCTATATGAAATGCAGAATGCCCGATAAATACAATGACAGAATCAATGTAACAATAGATAACGGTAAGGAATTGCCGAAGCTCTACGAAGCATTGGAGGCGGAAGATGACATTCGAGAAGTTGTCGAAGAAGCAGAAACAGATATTTAAATGGGCGTATAACACAGAATACAAAGCTATTATATGTGATGGAGCTGTTAGATCGGGAAAGACAGTTTGTATGATAGCTTCATTTGTATTGTGGGCTATGCGAGAATTCAACGGCGCGGCATTTGGTATATGCGGAAAGACAATAGCAAGCGCAGAGAGAAACATTGTTCATCCTTTAGAGGGTATTATAGATATAACGGCTTACTTTAAGGTAAGATACAAAAGAGGCTCACAGAATGAGCTTATAATTGAAAATAAGGACACAAAAAACACTTTCTATATATTTGGCGGTAAAGATACAAGCAGTTATCAGCTCTTACAAGGTGTTACGCTGTCAGGCATATTCTTTGATGAAGTTGCTTTAATGCCTGAAAACTTTGTACAGCAAGGCTTAGCACGTTGTTTAAGCGTTGAGGGAGCTAAATATTGGTTCAACTGCAACCCTGAAAGCCCTCACCATTGGTTCTATCAGGAGTGGATATTGAATGCGGAGAAAAGAAAAGCTCTTCACATTCATATGCTTATGGGCGATAACCCTACAATCTCCGAAAAGCAACTAAAAGAAGCAGAAATGCAGTTCTCAGGCGTATTCTTTGAGCGGTACATATTAGGCTTATGGGTAATGGCTGAGGGCTTGATATATCCAATGTATGAACAGGCTTTTGAAGAAGAGCCGCCGCAATACGAAGCTGAGCAATACGCGATAAGCATTGACTACGGTACAATGAACGCCTTTTCTGTCACCTTATGGGGCAAATACGGGCGTGTATGGTGGGGCTTAGACGAATACTATTACTCAGGCAGAGACAGCGGAGCGACAAAGACAGACGATGAATACTATAATGATATAGAGCAATGGCTTGACGATAACGGCATAGACGAGAGGCTTTACACAGTTATTGATCCCTCAGCAGCTTCATTCATTGCGTTGCTGAGGAAGAACACACGGCGATACTTAGTAAAGAAAGCAAACAATGACGTTATCAAGGGTATTGAATTAACAGCCGTCGCGCTCCAAAGGGGGCTGATTAAGTTCAGCTCTAAAATGAAGAACACAAGAAAAGAATTTGGCGGTTATGTGTGGGATGAAAAAGCGGCAGAGGACAGACCTGTTAAAGTCAACGATCACGCAATGGATAATATCAGATACTTTGTCGCAACGTCAGGTATAGCAAATCCAAAAACGCAATATATAGCACAGTGGGAGTGATGATATGCTAACATACAGCGATTTACAGAAATGCGGAGACAGCGAACAGGAGCGCATATTCTTTATTGAAGGCGTCATAAATGAAACTTGTTCGTCAACAGCTTATAAAATAGCTTCAAAAGCTATGGCTTATTACAAGGGAGAAAACCCAGATATAGCAGAGTTTGAAAAATACGTGTACGATCTCAAAGGCATTGCTCACCTTGACAAGATATCAGCAAATAGCAAGATAAGGAACGGCTATTATCCACTTATAATAGATGAAGCTGTATCACATCTTCTTGCAAATGGTGTCGGATTTGAGAACGAAGAGCTTAAAAACAAGTTAGGCAACAACTTTGACGATAGAATGAAAGCGTTATACCGTGAGGCTCTTATCTGCGGCGTTTCATACGGTTTTTATGACGGCGAGAAGGTTATCCAAATACCTTATTTACAGTTTGCTCCTGTCCTTGATGATTACACAGGCAAGCTCAGAGCAGGCATATATTGGACGCAGATTGACCCGTCAAAACCTCTGACAGTATATTTCTATGAGCAGGACGGGTACACGGTATACGTGAAAGAGGATGGCGGTTCACTTCAGCTAAGGCAGGAGAAGCGAAGATATATTGTCGATTACCTTGAAAATGAGGCAGAAGGCGAGTATTATGTAGCGGATTCCTCTTCATCATATCTCCCGATTTATCCGCTTTATAATCTCACAGGAAAGTCAAATATAATAGGTTCACTTGAAATATTGATATCGCTTGATCTGATGGCTTCACAGCTTGTAAATAACGTGTCAGAGAGTGAAATAGTATATTGGATATTGAAGAATTATGGCGGTATGGACGATATTGCAGACGCAAACTTTATTGTTAACCTTATGAAGTCACATATTATACACGTTGAGGATGAAGGAAGCGCAGAACCGCATCAAGTTAATGTACCATTTGAAGCAAACGACGCGGCTTATGCAAGGCTTAAAGCTATGCTATTTGAAAACCTCAGAGGTGTAAATCATGAGGTTATGGACGCAGGCAATCTCACAGCAACGGCAATTAATTCGGCTTATTCAAGGCTCAGAAACTTCTCAGGAATGATAGAAAGCAACCTCTTTGATTTTATAAGGGGCTTACTGAGGATAGCAGGACTGAACGAAGATACAGCGATCACGTTTGAATATAACGAAACTGTAAATACAACAGAGGCTATCAGTAATATTATTGCCTCCGCGCCATGGTTAGGAGACAGAGCAACAACAAAGAAGCTTGCATTCCTCAACGGACTTGCTGACGAATTGGAACAAATAGAAGCAGACAAGGCACAGGCGGCAATGGAGCAAATGCAGCTATTACAACAACAAATGCAGAACGCATAAGGGAGTGAGAGCGAATGCCCGAATACCTGCCTAAAAAGTATCAAAATCCTGCCCTTGCTAATGATGAAGGCTATGAGGAAACAGAAGATATACTGTTTGAAATAGAGGCAGAGCTTGAAAGCATATACGGGCAGGCTTACTCTGAAATGCTTGTTAAGGCTAAGAAATATCTAAAATGGTTTTTGATAATAGATGAAGTTAAGAAAAAGCTTGTTGACAGTGGAGAACTTGACAAGGAAGAATACAAGCGGTGGAGACAGACGGCAATGTTTCAGGGGCGTGAAACCTATGCAATGGTTGACGTTCTTGCGACAGACCTAACAAACCTTAACATTATTGCAGCAAGCGTTATAAATGGTTATATGCCCGAAGTTTACGCGGTAAATGTTAATTGGACTGAATACGTGATAGAGAAAAAGCTCAAAGTCAGCACTTCTTTTTCACTATTCGATGAAGCGACAGTTGAAAGGCTTGTAAGAGAAAAGCCCGATCTATTACCTAAAGCGCAGGTTGATATCCCGAAAGATTTACAATGGAATAAACAGCATTTGAATTCAGCCATCACACAAGGCATTTTGCAAGGCGAAACAACAGATCAAATAGCACAGAGGCTTGCAGACGTGTCAGATATGGATAGACGCGCAGCGGTAAGGAATGCCGCAACAATGACAACAAGCGCACAGAACGGTGGGCGCATTGATACTTATAAAAGAGCTGAAAAGATGGGAATATCCTGCAAAAAACGATGGATAGCAACCCTTGACGGCTTAACAAGACCAACGCACAGACAATGTGACGGGGAAGTACGGGAAGTGGGGCAGAAATTCAGCAACGGTCTTGAATTCCCTGCTGACCCGAAAGGCAAACCGTCAGAAGTTTACAACTGCCGATGTGTATTGACTGCGGTTGTAGACGGGCAACAATACAACCTATCAGATAGAGACACAAGAGAGCTTGAAAGATGGGATATCTCCTATGATGAATGGAAAGAAGCAAAAGGGCAGAGCAAACAACCTATTACAAAAGCTCACAAGAACGCAAACCGTGACATGAAGATGCATGAAGAATACAGGAGCTTATTAGGGAAGCGTGTTCCTTCACGATTCAAGGACTTTCAGGAGCTTAAATATAAGCGATCTAATGAATGGCGGCAAATGGTATCAGACGCAAGGAAGGCAAGAAATAAGAAACGGGGGCAGTAATGGGATTTGAAATTGAATTCAAGGACTTATCACAGGCTGCGCTTGCTGAATTACAAGAAAACATAGCCGTTGCTAATGAAGCGGTAGGACTTGCAATGGAAGCACACGTCAAGGAAGGTGCGCCTGTTGGTACTCCAACAAGTACAAGCATAGCGAATTATCATGGTGGAAGTATGCGAAAGAGCATAACGCACAAGGTAATTGATGATACAGTATATGTTGGAACAAACATGAAAGCCCCGAACGGTGCGCCCTATCCCGTTTATGTTGAATTTGGAACAGGCGTTCACGCCGAAGGCGGCAGAGGCAGACAATCTCCGTGGGTATGGAGAGATAAGAACGGAAAGTATCACTACACACACGGTATCAAACCGACGCATTTTATGAGGAACGCACTTTCAAGAGCAGACCATATAAAAGAGTATAAGGAAATATACGAAAAACAGCTAAAAAAGGGATAAAAACTATTGACATTTACATTTGAGAGGTGTATACTATGGGTAAAGAATACAGGTTAACGCCTGAACAAATAGCGGCAATGGAGCGCAAAGCACACAAAGTCGATAGATATGAGGTTATCCCCTGCAAAGACGGCTTCAAAATAGTCGCTATTCAGCGGAAAGAGCTTGTAACAACTGAATAATACACGCTTTGATAAGTCGTTTCAAAGTAAAGAACTAAGAGGTAGTTAGATAATGTCTAACTGCCTCTTTTTTGTTTAATATGCTCAAAATCGGGCAATTACCGACAATGAGCACCACACAGGCGGCTAAGTATTGCCGCGAAAACATACCGAATCACGAAGAAACGTGACCGAAGCAATGGAGGTATTATATGTCATTAACAAGAAAAGCCCTTGACGCAATGGGATTGTCAGAGGAACAGAAAGACAGCATTATAGAAATGCATATGGAAACGGTAAACAGTCTCAAAGCAGAGAGAGACAAGCTTAAAGGCGAAGCTGAACAGCTCCCTGACGTACAGGAGAAGTTAGGAAAGCTTACAAAAGAGCTTGAAACAATGAAGAAGGATGATTACAAGGCAAAGTATGAATCCGAAAAAGCCGCACATGACAAGCTGAAAGAGGATATCACGAACAAGGAGACTAAGACAAAGAAAGCAGACGCTTTCAAGTCATATCTCAAAAATGCAGGATATTCAGAGAAAGGCATTGAAAAGATCACAAAGTATGGTGGTTATGTGGATACCGTAGAGCTTGACGAGAACGGCGCAATTACAAACGCTGATAAGCTTTCACAGTCTATCGAAAGTGAATGGGGCGAATACAAGCCGCAGGCAGGCACAGCACGTCATACACCTGTCACGCCTCCCGTTGGCGGTAAGGTTACACGCACCAAAGAGGATATTATGAAGATATCCGACACAGCCGAAAGACAGAGGGCAATAGCGGAAAACATTGATTTATTCAAATAAGGAGGAATTAAGTTATGGCTTCAAACGTAACAACTGCGGCTGAGACTAACGTTATCACCACTAATGATATGGTGAGAGCAAGAGAAATTGACCTTGTTCAGCAGTTTCAGCATAATTCACTTGCTAAATTTCAGCAGGCTTTAGGCTCAACAAGAAAGATTGCACAGGCAGCAGGCTCAACACTTTATACATATAAGACAACAGGTACTCTTGAATCAGGTGAAGTTCCTGAGGGCGAGATCATCCCACTTTCACACTATGCAAGAACAAAGACACAGGTAGGCTCAATTGAGCTTAAAAAGTGGAGAAAAGCAACAACAGCAGAGGCTATTCAGAAGAGTGGTAGAGCAGAGGCTATCTCTGAGACAGACAAGAAGCTCATTTCTGATATTCAGAAGGGCATCCGTGCTGAATTCTTCACACAGCTTGCAACTTTCGGCGCAGCAGGTACAGCAGTTACAGGCAACGGCTTACAGGACACACTTGCTGCCGTATGGGGCAAACTTCAGGTGCTTTTTGAGGACGATACAGCACAGGCAGTTTACTTTGTAAACCCTGAAGATGTAGCGACCTATCTTGGCGCAGCAACCATCACAACACAGAACGCTTTCGGTATGAATTACATTGAGGACTTCCTCGGTCTCGGTACAGTAATTCTCACTGCTCGTGTAACAAAGGGCACAGTTATCGGTACAGCTAAGGAAAATATAATCATGTATTATATCTCCATGAATGGCGGTGACCTCCCGTCAGAATTCAGCCTCACAGCAGATTCACTCGGTTTCATTGGAGTTCACAGCTATGATAACTATGAGAGAGCACAGGCTGAAATTATGGCAATGGCAGGAATTCAGTTCCTTGTTGAGTACGCAGACGGTGTTGTACTTGGCGAAATTGACGATTCTTTTCTAACTGACCTTACCGTAGCTCCCGATTCACCAACACAGACTTTCCCTTGGACTGACAAAAAGCCTCAGGATTTCCAGTCTAACGTTGCTGTAAGCGGTGGTAAGGTCACAGGTGAGCTTGAATTCATAGAGGGTGGTCTTTCTCCGTCGGGTTATCTCAGCGGTGACGGTTACTTCCTCGCACTTGCATTCAGCAACTTTGCAAGCGGTCTTACATACAACGACGTACAGGTTGGACTTGTACCTTCTCAGGGAGCAGGAATGCAGACACTTGACAGCGATTGTGATGCTGTGTTCAAGATTACCGATAAGAATTCACAGAAGATAAAGGTCGTTCAGAGCAAGAACGGTCACAAGAACATTCAGTATTTCAGCCTGAAAGATCTTACGCTTAAAACAACAGGAGTGTGATTGCTATGTATAAGGCAATAGAATACTTCACGGACTTGCAGGATAACGAATACGAATACAAGGCAGGCGATACATACCCCCGTGAAGGGTATGAGCCTTCCGCAGAACGCATAGAAGAGCTTGCAAGTGATAAGAACAAGCGCGGCAGAGCTGTTATAGAGATTGTAGCGGATTCAAAGAAAGCTGTTATTGAAGAGCCTGCCGAAGCTCCTGTTGAGGAAGAACAACCAAAGAAGCGTTCACGTAAAAAGTAAGTTAAAGGCGGTGCTATATGGCTCAATTAACAGAAGTATGTGCATATATCAAGAATTATTTTCTTAACGGTGATAAAGCCGTGAATAGTGGCACATTTACTATAATAAGCGGTACAGCACCGCTTGACACTTTACTTCCCGATCAATATTTCCGCATTGTTGGAAGCGTATTGAATGACGGGGTATGGCAGAACAACGCAAAAGACCTTGAAAACCTCAGAGCTGAGGAATTCAACGGTGAAATATGGAGCATGAGCGTTCCCCGTGACTTTGAATCGTTATGTGATGATATATCGGCATGGAGGCAGGTAAACGAAGCTGCAACTTCCCCGAATATGTCACCATTTCAGAGTGAAAGTTTTGGCGGTTACAGCTATTCAAAAGGCGGCAGTTCTGCGAACGGCTCTTCTGCTGCAACGTGGCAGGCACAATTCAGCGGTAGACTTAACACGTACAGGAGGATTCATATATGAGCTTACTAACAGAATCCTTTGAACCTTTTGTATTCGTCTCTAAAACCCTTGTTCCTGACGGGGAAGGTGGCATGATACCTGCATGGGTTGAAAGTAAAGATGAATTTCAGGCAACAGCGGACTTTGCAACATCTACACTCAGTACAATTGCAAACAAGCTGACCGAAAGAACAAACTGTACTATAACAACCTCAAAAGCGGTAACGCTTGAACCTATGGACGTTATCAAGAGAGTTGAGGACGGACAGTATTTCCGTATAACATCAAGCGGAAAGAACAGCAAAACGCCTGAATCAGCAACCCTTGATATGAGACAGTCAACAGCGGAGTTGTGGGCGTTGCCTGACAGCAACTAAAAAGCCTAATTTGCCCCTCTTTCTATAAAAGGGGTAATTACACTATAAATGAAACAGCGTGTCAAAAAACACCTTTTCTGAGCGTTAGGAGCGATATTATGACAAAGGAAGCGGCTTTATATTCATTTTGGAGTTCTTTTAATCTCCCTGCATATGAAGAAAACAGCGTTTTTGCTTTGAATGAAGCACCTGCTTTCCCATATCTCACCTATGAGATACAGACAGACAGTTTTGGTGGAGAAATTAGCCTATCTGCATCTTTGTGGTATCGTTCCGCGTCTTGGACTGCGGCTAATGAAAAGAAACGCGAGATTTCAGCAGTAATAGGGATGGGCGGTATGTGCTTGCCATTAGACAATGGTGCTATGTGGATAAAGCGCGGCTCACCTTTTGCGCAAAACATGGGCGATAGCTCAGACGATATGATAAAGCGTGTAGTCCTCAACATAGAGGTTGAGTTCTTCACAGAAAACTAAATAAGGAGGGAAAAGCCTTATGGCAAAGTTCACACAGGTTAGAACCGATACATGGGAAAGCATTCAGATCAATGCAGGCGTTCTTGTATCGTCCTTTGACCCTGCAACAGGCACATATCAGAAGTCAAATATTCTCGGTGCAACAAATGGCGGTGTTTCTTTCAACACAAACCCTGAGTTTGTCGATTATGGCGAAGATATTGACAATGTACCTGCTAACACAAAGCAGTTGAAGAGAATCAAGTCATACAGCCCTGAGCTTTCAGGTACTTTCACAGTAGTTGATACAGCTTTAGGCAAAAAGCTTATAGCTGCGGCTGATATTGATGCACTGAATGATTCACATATTATTCCTCGCAATGCTCTTACAGACACCGATTTTGGTGATGTTTGGCTTGTTGGAGATTACAGCACTAAGAACGGAAACAGCAACGGCGGCTTCGTTGCAATTCACGTCAAGAATGCTCTTTCAACAGGTGGTTTCCAGTGGCAGACAACTAAAGACGGCAAGGGTCAGTTCGCTTTCACATTCACAGGTCATTATGACCTTGAATACATGGATGATATACCGTTTGAAATGTATGTCAAGGACGGTACAGACGAAACAAACACAATTACAATCACAACACAGCCTTCAGATGTTACAAAGACAGCAGGAACAGCCGCAACATTCAGCGTAACAGCGACATCAAGTGTAAGCACACTTACATATCAGTGGCAGGTTATGACACCTTCTGACACTGTTTACAGCGATATTGACGATGCTGAAAGCTCAACACTTACAATTGCAGGTACAGATGTTACAACAGATGCAAACGGCAATAAGTACAGATGTAAGCTCAGCGACGGCACTACAAGAACATTTACACGCGGAGTAACATTGACTGTTACATCAGGCGTATAATTAGCAATAAACAACTGAATAACAACTAAATATCCCCGTACAAACGGGGATATTTTGCTAAAAGGAGTTTTTTATGAAAACAATTGCAAATTGCACACCAAAGGAATTCGCAGTACAGACCGTCAAGATCACAGAACGTGTCAAGAAGTATGCGGACGGCATAAAGAAGCTTAAAGAAGCAACAGAAGATGGGAAAAACGATATATTCAGTATCGTTTCATATATATGTGACGGCAACGTTGATGAAACAATGGAGATTTGCGGTGCGCTCTGCTTTATGACAGGGGAAGAGTTTGCAAATCTTCAGCCTGACGAAAACGGAGATAATGACGGTATTTATGCACTTGCAGAGATAGCAAAATCTAAGAGGTGCATAGGTTTTTTTACAACAGTTTTACAAATCCGCAATATTACAAAACTGCTTTAATAGCTTGTGACCTTGAAAAATTGGACTTGTTCGGGGATGAATATCTCTTTGAATGGCTGAAGCAATACAATCACGAACGAATGTATAAAAACTACATTGCAGACTGCTTGAAAATGATTGCAGAGAACACAATGAAATTTGCAGGCGGTTCAGCTCCATCTAAGAGATATTATGAAATGATAGAACCGATAAAGCCCGAAGAAACAAGGAGTGCGGATGAAATAATAGCCGATTTGAATAAAAAATGCGGCTTGACAATGATAGATGATACGGGAGGTGAACCGAATGAGTGCGAGTGTATTTGAGTTACAAGGCTCAATTTCAATGGATTCAAGCGGCTTTGAAAAAGCCATAAGAGAAGCTATTGCAGAAGGCAAGAACCTTGCAAAGAGCCTTGCGGATAATACAGCACAAATGAAAGCCTTGCAAGATTCAGTCAACAAGGTAAAGGCACAGCTCGATTCTGCTGAAAAATCAATGGAAGAAACAGCGGACGCAACCTCAGCAATGGCAAAGGAGGCGGATAAGACAGCAGACGCAACAGGCGATCTTTCGAAAGAAGTTGAAGGCTTAAAATCTGACCTGTCAAAAGCTGAAAACGCTATTGAAGATACAGCAAAGGAAACAAAAACGCTTGCCGATCGTATGGATAAAACCGAAACAGAGACGGCAGACCTTAAAAAAGAAGTTGACAACCTTAAAAAAGAATATCAGGATGCAGACGATGAAACAAAGAAGATAGATGCTGACACAAAAAATCTCGGCGGTACTCTTGATTCAGTCGGTGAAAAATTCAGCAATTTTGCAAGCTTTGTGAAAAATGGCTTTGTGACGGCTTTAAAAGTTGGCGCAGGAGCTGTAGCGGCGGCAGGCGCAGCAGTCGCAGGTTATACAAAGAGTGCGTTTGATGTTTATTCACAGTATGAGCAATTAGAAGGCGGTGTTGCAACGCTCTTTGGTGATTCTGCAAATACTATAATGAAAAACGCAGAAAAAGCCGCGAACACAGCAGGTATGAGTATAAACGAATACCTTGATACTGTTATGGGCTTTTCTTCCTCTCTTATACAGTCCACAGGACGCGGAGAGCAAACAGACCTTGAAGAGCTGAAAAAGACACTTGATGAAAAGTACGAGGCTCAAAAAGATTACTGGGATAAAGCAATTAAAATGGCTGATTCTGCTGAGAAGGACTTGCTCAGAGATCAGAAAAAAGCCGATTTGAAACGCCTTAAAGAAGCTAATGAAACAGCTTATAAAGAGGCTGAAGCGGCTAATATGGCAAGCACAACAACAGCGGAAAGCCTTGAAAGGGCGGCTCAGCTTGCGGACGTTGCTTTACGTGATATGTCAGACAACGCAAATAAATTTGGTACTGATATGACTTCCTTACAAAACGCATATCAGGGCTTTGCAAAGCAGAATTACACAATGCTTGACAACTTAAAGCTAGGTTATGGCGGTACTAAGGAAGAAATGGAGCGTTTGCTTAGTGACGCAGAAAAGCTCACAGGCAAAGATTATGCTATTTCAAGCTATGCTGACATTGTAGAAGCAATTCACGCTATACAAGAAACGATGCAAATTGCAGGCACAACAGCAGAAGAGGCAGAGGGTACGCTTGAAGGCTCAACAAAAGCAATGGCGGCAGCGTGGCAAAACCTTAAACTTGCAATTGCAAGCGGTGACGCTGAAAAGATAGAGGAAAACATCACAGGTCTTATATCAGGCGTGACAACAGTTATTCAAAACTCTGCGCCTGTTATTGAACGCATACTTGGAGGAATAGGAACAGCGGTTCAAAGCTTAGCTCCTGTAATAAGTGATAAGCTGCCCACATTGATTCAAGAATTGCTCCCGACTGCTGTACAAGCCGTATCAACGCTTGTTTCTGCGGTTGTAGGCGTTATTCCAAATATCCTCTCAACGTTGACCGACCCGACAACAATAAACACGGTATTAATTGCAGTTCAGGATATGCTTTCGGCAGTAATAACAGGCTTAGAAAGCCTTGTTGAACAAGCTCCCGATATTGTACCGCGTTTACTGAATCAGATTGGAAACGCTCTGCTGAATTCAATTAATCTGCTTCAAAAACCACTTGAAAATATTATATATGACCTTAGCGATCTTATACAAGAATCGCTGCCCGTGCTTATTCCAATAGTTATGGAGCTTTTCAAGACGTTGCTAACCTCAGTTGCTTCCTTATCTTCTGTATTGCTTCCTGAGCTTGCAGATATCTTTGTAACGCTCTTTGAAACACTGAAAGATCAAGATATGGCAAGTATTACATTAACGCTTGTAAATGCATTAAGCACTATATTTGAAGCGGTTGCTGAATCAGGAGAAATAATAGCTGACAATTTGCTGCCAATAGTTACAACATTGACAGAATTGCTCCTGAAAGGCTTTGAGGAACACGGGGAAGAGTTACAACCTGCATTTACTTCATTGCTTGTAAGCTTGATTAAAGCCGCATTCTACACTGTGATTGACACGGCAGTATTATTAATAGGCTCAGCTCTGACACCGCTTGTAAATGCTTGCATAGCGTTGTTTGAAGGCGTATTTGAACCGATAGGAGACAAATTAAGTGACGGCTTAGTTGCGGTTGAAAATTGGTTTAAAGACCTGAGAGAAAAAGTCGGTGAAAAGATGGGAGATATTGTTACATCAGTGACCGCAAAGATCACGGGGCTTTTGACCTCTGCTAAATCGTGGGGCAAAGACCTAATAGATAACTTTGTAGGCGGCATTACCGATAATATCAGCAAGGTTACAAATGCAGTTAGCGGTATTGCAAACAATGTTAAAGACTTTATCGGCTTTTCTGAGCCTGACAAGGGCGCACTTGCTGACTTCCACACATTCGCTCCTGATATGATGCATTTATTTGCACAGGGTATCAAGGACAATGCCTCTCTTGTTTACGATCAAATCAATGACCTTGCAAAAGGTATTAGTTCAGACTTAGAGGTTGAGACTTCAAATGCTGCGCCTGCGGTAAGCGGTAACGTTGGCAACAGCTATGTTGTGAACGTAAGCTTTGACGGGGCTACACTCTCGGAAAATACCGATCTTGACAACCTGTCTGATACACTTATTGAGAAGATCAGTGAAGGTTTAGCACAGCTTGACGTATTTCAGACAAGAGCATATGGAGGTGTAACGATTTGATAGATTACACGAAAAACAACGATTGGTTCAAGATTGACGGTGTGTCAAGCAAAGATAAGGGCATATGGCTTGATACACCGCCAGTACCGCCAATGGCTAAACAACGTTACACTGCATATCAGACAGGCATAGACGAAGATAGGACAACGCCTGATGAAAGTTTTGAAGATATTAAGTACAAGCTCACGTTTTACACCATAGAGGACGGGTACGACAACAGAGAGATATACTCTTATATTGTTAACGCAAAGAAGCTTGAAATAAGCCGTTTAGACGGTCTTTACTTCAAAGTAAGGCAGGTAGACCTTAGCTCAGTTGAAACGGCGTTTAAGGGCAATAGAATCAAATACACGGCAACATTCACCCTTGCTCCTTTCAAGTATGCCGTATCAAACGACCCTGTTGAAATTGAAAGCGGTGATTATATCACGAACAACGGTTCACGATATGCAAAGCCTATAATAGAGTTAAGCGGTGCAGGTACTATTCAGCTTGTTTTCAACAATATCCCTTATACAGTTACTTTACCGTCAACAGGCGAAGTAGTATACATAGATTCTGACCGATATATTACCTATGATAAGACAACGCATGAAGTATTACATAACGCTGTCAGCGGTCACTATCCGATGTTAGGCACAGGTGAAAACGTTTTCAGCTTAGTTGCTTTAGGGGCAACCGTTGACTATGTAAAAATAACAAAAAACGAAAGGTGGTATTGATATGTCGTATAGCGGACAGGGAACAGGAACAAGCACAGACCCCTTTATAATTACAAGTTGGAATGAATTTGTAGAAGCTTGTGCTAATACAGATAATGGAACTGAAACATACTGTGAATTAGCTAATGATATATATGCACCAAATACGCTTTCAACAACAGTGGACGGATACAGACTTAGAAGCCTTGACGGCAAAGGTCATACTATATGGAATTGGACGGTAGCACCTAATTCTGACGTATATATTAATGATGATGTATGGGGCTTTAATTTTGGCTATGGCGGTGGAAGTTATCGCCATATCAAGAACATAAAGTTTAAGAACGTTGAATGTTCGGGTGTAGGATTTATCCGTATCAATCCATATAACAGTGCAACCGTGCAAGTTAAAATTGACAATGTTGAAATAGCAGGGCAATTCTACGGCGGAACATCTATATTTGCAAGATCAAACAGCTCATATGTAAACAATCTAATAATTAACAAACTCGGCGTTAATGTAAAGGTAAATTATGGCACGTTTAAATTCCAAAGCCGTATTGAAAGCTCACTGTCAATGGACAACGGAAATATAAAAATAAATTTTGTTACTAATAACACATCAGACTATATGTTCCATCAATACAACGTTATTACTAAGACAACATTTGAACTGTATGGTGAGCATTTAACTACGTCTCTATATTTTGGCGGTAATTTAACAAATTGCTTAATTCACGGTAAAACAAATAATTCACTGATTTTAATGAATGGTTCAGGGATCATTCCTGTTGAAGATACAATTGAATTGCACACTGCCATAAGCAGTTCAAGAGTTTGCACCACAGCACAGATTAAAGATGCTTCCTATCTTGCCTCTATAGGCTTCCCGATTGGAGTTGAGGGTTAATGGCTGATTTTATAATAGGCGCTGACGGTTATCCTGTACCTACAGAAATGCCGACAAGACCACAATACGCAAATCAATCACCTTTCCCTGCTTCTGAGTGGAGACAAGACGATAATGTCAATGATGGTTATCCATACACGCTACTAACAGCGGAAAGACCTGAAAAGGCATTTGTTCAGCCTTACCCTTATGCAACATGGCGTGTTGAAGATGGGTGGAACAGGAATTATCCGTTTCACCTATTACAGCCTGATATACCACACATAACAATGGATATTGTCAAACAACGTCCTTATATCTGCCTGTTCCGATACGATACACCGCAAGACGGATTTGACGGACACGGAATGTTTGTGCTGACCCCTACAAGCTGTAAGATAACAGAAGAGCTAAACGGACGTTATGAAATCAGCATGGAGCATCCGATAGATGCAGAAGGACGATGGCAGTATATCAGAGAGAATTACATCATAAAAGCTATGGGGCAGTTGTTCACGATAAGGACAGTTCAACAGATTTGGAAGGGCGCAAGCGGAAAGATTGTTGCGAAAGGTGACCACATCTTCTATCAGTGCGGTGACGGTATGATAAGACGTGGCGATACAGGAATAACAGGAACAAGTGTTGCAAGTATATGCCGTGAAGCGGTCAGAAGGACTGACAATGAAGATAGGGAAGGCTTGTTCCATTATCAATTCACAGGTATATCAAATATGTCTGTATCGCAAGAATATGTGCTATATTACCTTGATTGGCTACCACAAGACACGAACATGGTTGATTTTATCATGGGTTCACGTGGAATGCTTGAAGCTTGCGAAGGTGAAATACATCGTGATAACTTTGATTATTCGATATACAGCAGAAAGCAAGGCACATTTGATAACGCCTTTGATATTCGGATAGGGAAGAACCTGACAGGTATCAAGCGAACCATTGATATAACGACACAGGCTACATACCTTGATGCATATAACAACTATAATTGGGGCATATCACGTGATTTGACAGTATCAGATATGCAACGATACGGCATACCACACCATATAGTAAAGCGCAAAGACTATTCATATAACATTAATGTTGACGGCAAGAATGAAGAAGCTGAAGAGTGGAAATACAACATTGCAAAGATTTTGCTAAAAATGGATTCAAAGCGAGATTTCAATAATTATTGCTGTCCGCTTGTGGGGTATGAAATTGACATGAAAGAAGTCAAGAACAATCCTGATTACAGCGAAGTTGTTGACTTAGGCGGTTACACAGTCGGAAACGGTGGAAAGCTCTATGATGAATATATGGGCGAAATTGATATACGTATCACAAAAACCACAACGAACGCTATAACAGGCGAAGTTGAACAGGTTACCTTCGGCGGATTGCGTACATTCGTCGGTCAACCTGCAAAAACAGCGGTGATTGACGTAGAGCCTGAAATTGTAAACATATACTTTCAAGTCATGGACGCTGAAATGGCGTTGTGCTATGACCGCAACGGTGACATGATAATCGAATACGAAGGAGTGTAAATATGGCGATAAAAATGTTTAATAGGACGGTTGAGCAAATCAATCCATTGCTTGACAAGTTAGATGCTTTGCCGACATATCCTATGAATTACAAAGGTGAAGTTGTTGACTATTCCGACTTGCCAGAAGAGCCGACACAAGGTGACTGCTATCTAGTCAGCTTTGAGACAGGAACAGAACACGTTGCAAACCGCTTGTACTATTATAGCGGTACAACGTGGAAAGAAATTGCTGTTGACGGTTACACAAAGTATGAGATAGACCAAATGATAGGTTCGCTGTCAGGCGGTGTTCACTGGTTAGGTGCTGTCAACTATTACAGCTCCTTGCCGTCAAACGCATCACTTGGAGATGCTTACACGGTACTGTATGAAGGTTCAAGCGGAACAGAACCTTGCGGTGACGAATATGTATGGGGTACATTGAATAGTAATAACCAATGGATTCTTTTTGGAAAAGAAACCTACACAAAATCACAGATTGATGATAAACTTGCAGGGAAGCAAGATACTATTGATTCAAGCCATAAGATTTCCGCTGATAACGTGGACGATACAAGCGCAACACATAAGTTTGCTACTCAAGCTCAATTGACGCAGATTGAAACAAATAAAAACAACATTTCATCACTTACCACACTTACACAGGGTATAGACGGAAGTGGTAACGACTTTATTGAAATCAACGGAATAAAGCTTTTTGTATCATCAACAGCACCTACAAGCGGAATGGCAGAGGGTGATGTCGGTATAGGTTGGTGATAATATGAATTATTACAAATATCAACTCGGAACTAATATTTTATTTGGTAGCATAGAATTAGGCGGATATAATGATAAAACAGGCGAAAAAGTGACAAATGATAGTTATGTTAGAACCGCTGATTATACCCCTGTAAAGCCTAATACAGAATACATTATTGGCATAAACGGACAAAGTTTGGCTATGTTTGTATGTCAATATGATATTAACAAAAATTATATATCAAGATTGTATCCGAGGACAAGTGAAACTTTCACAACTGATAGTAAATGTCAGTTTGTAACTTTATATCGTTCTAACAGTGGACAGCTAACAAGTACATGGCAGATAAACAAAGGTGGTACGATTTTACCCTATGAACCATATAACGGTCAGTGGGTAGAGATAGCACCTAAGAAATACCATAACAATGCGTGGACTGATACAGAATCATACACGTATTTCGAGAAGTGGTCAGAATATCCAGAATATTCAATCGGTTATTGGCAGAAATTCACAATTGCAGAAATGCAACAGAAAACTATTGCCGAATTACAAGGAGGTAACTAATTATGGCTACAACTTATACGCCTAATTATCACTTAGGCAAACAGACTGGTGAAAACGATACATTTGATATGTCCGTTATTACCGATAATATGGACACTATTGACAGTGCTATGAAAGCAAACGAAAACAATATTTCATCAATTTACAACCAAAACGGTAAGACGTTTAATATTATTGACTGGTCAAATTTTGGCGCAAATAGCGATACAGGCATTAGCTATTCTTACGCTAACGATAAAATAACAGCGACAGGAACAAAATTAACAAGCGATTCATACCTGAGTATTGCAGGTGTTTCGTCTGTTATAAAAACAAATACGTGGTATGCATTAGTATGTGTGACAACAGGAAGTCCGAGAATTTCCGCTCGAATATTCGGCTTCAACGGTTCGACATACACACAATTATCTGATTCAACAAGTTTGGCGTATTTTAATTCTGGAAATTATCAATCATATCTCTGTAGAATTGTTGTTGGTGGTAGTAGTGGAAATAGTGTTGATGCAACTATTAAACCAATGCTAATCGAAAAATCTATATACGATGCAGGCTTTACAGATTATCAGCCCTACGCAATGAGCAACGCAGAGCTGACAGAGAAGAAAGCTGATGCGAGTGCTGTACCATCGAAACTTGATAAATATGTATCTAATACATCAAAAACATATACACTTGCTAATAATACACCATATATAATTACTGTTAATAGCTATGGCACATATGGAATGTTTATGGCGTTCAAGTACTCAGATGAAACAACACCGAGACTGTACGAAATCAAGAAATCAAGTAGTTTTGACTCACTAATTACGGTTTCAGCGGTTGCAGATAGTAGTAATATATCTATTGCTCCTGTTTCATCGTCAACTTGGTTTGTTTCGAGCGGTATGAAACTTTAACTAATTATATAAGGAGAACAGCTATGGACGAAGATGAAAGAAACTCTGATGAGGATTTTATTATCGCAGCAATCGGCAATATACAACCTAAACACGATTTGAAAAAAATAGTGGAAATACTACTGTCAAATCAATAAAAAGGTAATTTTATCGGTTTTGAAACAACGGTATATAGCCAAAAAGTGGCTGTCAAAAATGAGGCGATCATCAATTTGGTCGCCTCTAAATCTAAATAAGAAAGGTGGGATTAGATGTATGTGAAATTTAACGAAAATCCAAGAGAAAACTACAATGCTGGTGATTGTGTGATTCGTGCCATCTCTGCCGTAATGAATGAGCCATGGGAAAAGATTTACACGGAACTATGTGCTGAAGGTTATGATATGGGAGATTGGGG